GGAAGAATTTATGAAGGAAGAAAAAGAAATTACGTCACAATTTGACAATGATCCTATTGCAAAACTACGAGCAAGAGAGTTAGACATTCGAGCACAAGAAAATGCACGTAAGAAAAAGGTTGATGATGAGCAAATTAACCTAAATAAGATGAAAGCAATGATGAATCAGATGCAAACTGATGAAAAATTACAACAAAATGAAGATTTAGCACAATTAAGAGCTGATACTTCGATTGAAAAAACAATTTTAGCTGCTAAATTAAGAAATCAAAGGAATTAATCATGTTTCCATGGTCAATAATAGGCACTGCACTTAAAACTGGTGCTGAAATTTACAAAAATAAGAAAAAATCTGAAATAATTATGTCTGAAGCACGAATTGTTCATGCTGAAAAGATGAAACGCGGAGAAATTGAGTACAGTGGACAGATTTCTCAAAATCAAAAAGGCGACTGGAAGGACGAATTTGTACTTTTAGTCTTGTCAAGTCCATTGGCGGTCTTAGCGTACGCAGTTTTTGCTGAAGACAAAGAGATTGAAGCCAAACTTGACTTGTATTTTGAGAAATTATCTGCTATGCCTTGGTGGATAACCGGTCTTTGGATTTCAGTCGTTGCAGCGATATACGGAATCAAAGCAACGGACATTATCAAAACTAACGGAGGAAAAAATAATGGCAAATAAAAGATTTAACAAACAAGTGCCTGGTTTTGGATTTATAAAAGGCAAACCTGAAAAAGGAACAGAAGCTGTAAAAGGTAATGTATCTGCTCAGGAAAAGAAAAATATTGCTTTTTCAAAATCTAAAAAAGTAAAAAACACAGCGAGCTAATTATGGAAAAAAATAAAAAAGGAAAATACCCTTCAAAAGGTATGAATGCTTTAGCAGAGAAAAGACCTGATGTAGCTGAAAAAATTATGGGCTACAAAGAAGGTGGCAGAGCAAAGATGATGGATGGTGGAGTTACTAATCATGCTCAACTAACTGGATTCGGAGCAGTAAGACCGGAAGTTAAAAAATTCGGAAAAAAATAATGACTAGTAAATACCATAAAACAAAATCTGGAAAAATGGCAAAGAAAGGTCTTTGGTATAATATCCAGCAAAAGAAAAAAAGAATCGCTGCAGGTTCAGGTGAAAAGATGAGAAGACCGGGAACTAAAGGCGCACCAACAGCAAAAGCTATAAAAAGATCACAAGGTTAATAATGGCACGAACTGCTGCATGGCAAAGAAAAGAAGGTAAATCACCTAGCGGTGGTTTAAATAGAAAAGGGATTGCATCTTATAGAGCGGCTAATCCTGGATCTAAATTAAGTACAGCTGTAACAACGAAACCGTCTAAATTAAAGAAAGGTTCTAAGGCTGCTAATCGTAGAAAATCGTTCTGCGCACGTATGACAGGTATGAAAAAAAGATTAACATCTGCAAAAACTGCACGCGATCCCGATTCTAGGATTAATAAAAGTCTTAGAAAATGGAATTGCTAAATGGCAGAACACTACACACTCGAAACATTTATTCCAACAATTAGAAAACATATAAGAGATTCTTATCAGTCGATTGGTGAAACCATGGTTGCTGGTGGAGTAAAAGATATAGAACAATATAAATATCTTTTAGGACAGGCGCATGCCTTACAATTAATAGATCAGGAAATATCAAACCTGCTAAATCCAAAGGAGGATAAAAAAGATGATACTGAAAGAGATGAGTCAAACATCATCCGATTCAAAGGAAGTTCCGAAGACTAAATTTGCATTGGAAGAAAAATATAAAGAACAAGATAAATTAGAACAACGTAAAAGAGTTGATGAAACTAATGTGGATTTAATTCAAGATCAATTGCCTACACCAACGGGTTGGAGATTATTAGTTTTACCTTTTACACCTAAAGATAAAACTAAAGGTGGAATTATTGTTGCACAAGAAACTTTAGACAGATTAAGAATTGCAGTGAACTGTGGTTATGTTCTAAAGATAGGCCCAGAAGCTTACAAAGATAAAGATAAGTTTCCAAGTGGCCCTTGGTGTAAAGAAAAAGATTGGGTGATTTTTGCAAGATATGCAGGATCACGTTTACCAATAGAAGGCGGAGAAGTCCGTATCTTAAACGACGACGAGGTTTTGGGTACTATCAAAGATCCAGAATCTGTGTTGCATCACATATAACATAGGAGGAAACTATGCAAGAAGAAACAAAAAGAGATGTTCCTATGGTTGACATTGATACTTCAGGTCCAGGACAAGAAGTCGAATTAAACGACGATGTTCAAACTGAAGAACAAGTTGAAACTAAGGAGCAAGACACTAGCCCCGAGCCGCAAGAAGCGAGCAGCGAGGAGCAAGAGACAGAGAAAGATTCGAAAGATTTAGAGTTAGAAAACTATAGTAAAGATGTTCAAAGAAGAATAGCTAAGTTAACTGGCAAGTGGCGAGAGGCTCAAAGACAAAGAGATGAAGCCATTGAATTTGCAAGATTGCAAAAACAGAAAGCGGAAGAAGTATCAAAAAAATACTCTTCTTTAGAAACATCGTCTATGAAAGATAGACAAAGTAAAATCCAATCCCTTTTAGATGCACAAAAGTCTAAACTAGCTCAAGCTAGAGAGGCTGGCGATGTTAATGCTGAAGTAGATATTCAAAAAGAAATATCACGATTGGGTTATGAAGAAGTTAGATTACAGGAACTTTCTCAAATAGCAGAAGAACAAAAAGCTGTTAGAAATGAGACCGTAATTCCAACTTATCAACCTAGACAACCAGAACCTGTTAGAGAAGTAGATCCAAAAGCAGAGTCTTGGGCAACTAATAATAGATGGTTTGGTACTGATAAAGCTATGACTTATACGGCTTTTGACTTACACAAAACACTAGTTGATGAGGAAGGATATGATCCTAAATCTGATGAATATTATGCTGAAATTAATAAAAGAATGAGACTTGAATTTCCGCATAAATTTGATAAGACTAATGATATAAATATAAAAGGTGAATCGACAAAGCCTACACAGACAGTAGCGTCGGCGACGCGAAGTGTAAAACAAAGTCGCAAAACTATCAGTCTCACCCCTTCTGAAGTTGCTATCGCCAAAAAATTAGGAGTGTCATTAGAAGATTATGCAAAACAAAAAAAATACATGAAGGAGGTTTAAGCATATGGAAAACGATAAACTAAACAAGACCCCTCGTGCGAGTCAGTCAAGAGTTTCTGAAAAGAGACCTACAACCTGGACTCCCCCGTCATCTTTAGATGCACCGCCTGCGCCTGATGGTTTCAGACACAGATGGATAAGAACTGAAGTTTTGGGCATGGACGATACAAAGAACATGTCAGGTAAACTTAGATCCGGATGGGAACTCGTAAGAGGAGATGAATATCCGGAGCAAGCTTATGCAACTGTTAAAGAAGGTAAATACGCAGGAGTGATTGGAGTTGGCGGCCTTGTGCTGGCAAGGATACCGGAAGAGCTCGCAAAATCTCGAGAAGCTTATTACAATAAGCAAACACAAGATCGAGAAGAAGCAGTAAATAACGATCTCATGAAGGAACAGCACCCAAGTATGCCGATCGATAGTGATCGACAGAGTCGCGTAACTTTTGGTGGTACTAAAAAATAATTTTTTAGCGATACCAACTACCGCGATACTAAATATAAACTAAAACTAAGGAGTAAATAATATGGCTAATAAAGATGCCGCTTTCGGTTTGAAAGCAATTGGTAAAGTTGGTCAGAATAGAGACAACCAAGGTTTGAGTGAATATAGTATTGCAGCTTCTGCGACAGCTATTTATCAATGGGACCCAGTTGAAATGTTAGATACTGGAACTATTGGTGTAGCGGCAGCGGGAGACGTTTTATTAGGTTCACTTAACGGTGTATTCTATACTGACGCTTCTACAAGCAAACCTACATGGGCTAATCACCTAGAAGCTTCTAACACTGCAACAGACATTGTTGGATTCGTAGCTGATGACCCTTATGAAAGGTTTGAAATACAATCAAATAACGCGGGTGCTTCTGCACAAACTGACGTTGGAAACTGTGCTGACATTGCTTACGCAGCAGGTGCAACTCCAAACTACATTTCAAAAGTAGAATTGGATGATGCTTCTCTTGCAGCAAGTACAGCTCAATTGAAAATTGTTGGTGTGTCTAAAGATCCTGATAACTCTGACATTGGCGCAGCTAATGTTAACTGGGTTGTTACGATCAATGAGCACTTCTTAAAACAAACAGCCGGAATCTAATAGAGGAGAATAATTATGGCGATAAGTAGAGGACAACTAGTTAAAGAACTAGAGCCAGGTTTGAATGCTTTATTCGGTCTGGAATATAAAAGGTATGAAAATCAGCATGCTGAAATTTTCGATACAGAAAACAGTGACAGAGCTTTTGAAGAAGAAGTAATGTTATCTGGTTTCGCGCAAGCTCAAGTTAAACCAGAAGGATCTGGCGTAACTTTTGATAACGCACAAGAAACTTTCACAAGCAGATATACGCACGAGACTATTGCTCTTGCATTCTCAATCACTGAAGAAGCGATTGAAGATAACTTGTATGACAGATTAGCGTCTAGATATACAAAAGCATTAGCAAGATCTATGGCGAATACCAAACAAGTAAAAGCAGCTAACGTATTGAACAACGCGTTCAATTCAAGTTTTGCTGGTGGTGATGGTAAGGAGCTTTGTGCTACTAACCACCCAACAATTGCTGGTACTTTCTCAAATGAGTTAGGCACTTCTGCCGACTTAAACGAGACATCATTAGAGCAGTCTTTAATTGACATTGCTGCTTTCACTGATGAAAGAGGCTTAAAAATTGCAGCTAGAGGAATGAAAATGATCATCCCTTCTGAGTTACAATTTACAGCTGAGAGACTGATGAAGTCTGCTGGTAAAGTTGGTTCACCTAACAACGATGTAAACGCAATCGCGTCTATGGGAATGATTCCACAAGGTTATGTGGTTAACAATTTCTTAACAGACACAGATGCGTTCTTCATTAAAACTGACGTGCCAAATGGTATGAAAATGTTTGTTAGATCACCAATCAAAACTGCTATGGAAGGCGACTTCGATACAGGAAACGTTAGATACAAAGCTAGAGAGAGATATTCTTTTGGATTCTCTGACCCTAGAGGTATCTTCGGATCACCAGGTGCTTAATACTTAATAGTATTAATTTTGAGAGGGCCCTTTACGGGCCCTTTCTTTTTTGATAGAAAGAAAAAAACATGACACATAAATATCTAATAAAAATATTTACAAAACATCTTCAAACTAAATTTGAAATCGAAAGTGATAAAGAGATAAATAACACGGACGAGCTGAATAAACCAATCATTGACTTTATAGGAAAATCTGATATAGAATGGGAAGAAAATGATTTACAATATACAAGTAGTGTAAATGATTTTTATATAACCTATGAGGAGGTTAATAATGGCTCAAGACAACATGGTATTGTTCGCGAAGAAACTGAAACTCGAGTCTAGATGGAACGAGCTGTTTCTTGAAAACAGAGGACAAATAACACCTGAAATGTCTGTTCTTGGTGATGAGATCAAAACAGTAATTAGATCAATCATTAGGAAACAGGAAGAGCAAGTCCGAACCAATCCGTTAGATGGTGAAATTCATCTTTACGCTGGTTAATTAGGACTAATACATCGTTGAAATCTATATTTCTTCTTAGGGATTTCTTGCACTTTTATATAAATTGATATATAAATTTTGAAATCTTAAGATTAATAAGGAGATATATCTATGAAATCAGATGTAAAAGCAATTAGAGTTACCGGAACAGGTTCTGTATTTGGTGGAAGAACAAGATTAAGAGGAATTATTCTTGCTAATGCTACAGCAGGTGCTGGTACAATAACTTTACAAGATGGAAACTCTGTAACGCAATTTGTTGGAGATTGTCCAGCAGGAGATGTCTTTGCATTTAATATTCCTGAAGATGGAATTTTATTTGAAGGTGGAATGACAGTTTCTGCAATAACAGGTTTGACAGCGGCTACAATATTATTAGACAAGTAGGAGGCTAAATGGCTAATACTACTTCTGGAACAGCAACGTTCGAAAAAGGTTTTTCTATATCCGATATCATAGAAGAATCTTACGAAAGAATCGGTATACAAGGTGTATCTGGTTATCAATTAAAAGGTGCAAGACGTTCTTTAAACATAATGTTTCAAGAATGGGCTAATAGAGGTTTGCATTATTGGGAAGTTGCAAATAATTCAATTACATTAGTAAATGGTCAATCTGTTTATACTATGTACCGATCAACAGCAGATGGTACATCTGATGCAACAGCAGTTTATGGTGTTGATGATATTTTAGAAGCTTCTTATAGAAATTCTTCTTCAGTAGATTTTCCTTTAACAAAAATTTCAAGAAGTGAATATCAATCCTTATCTAATAAAACAAGTACCGGAACTCCTACACAATATTTTGTACAAAGATTTATTGATAAAGTGACAGTAACTTTATATTTAACTCCAGGTTCTACTGAAGCAGGAAATTTTTTAAATTATTATTATGTAAAAAGAATTCAAGATGCAGGTGCTTATACTAATGATGCAGATGTACCTTATCGATTTGTTCCTTGTATGATTGCAGGACTTGCTTATTATTTATCAGTTAAGTTTGCACCAGATAGAATTCAAATGTTAAAAATGTTATATGAAGATGAACTTCAAAGAGCGCTACAAGAAGACGGCTCTTCTAGCAGCTCGTATATAAGTCCGAAGGTGTATTATCCAGGTGTCTAATACTGCTTCAGGAAAATATGCAAAATTTATATCAGATCGTTCTGGTATGGAATTTCCATATAAAGAAATGGTTAAAGAATGGAATGGGTCACGTGTACATATTTCTGAATTTGAACCAAAGCAACCACAATTAGAACCTAAACCACATACTGCAGATCCACAAGGATTAAAAGACGCAAGACCGGCAAGAACAGAGCCACAAACAGATCCATTATTACCGGCAGATCCTTTTATTATAACATCAGGAAGTTCGACTATTAATGTATATGAACCTTCTCACGGAAGAACTACAGCAGATGTTGTTGTATTTAGAAATGTAGCAGGAAGTCCGGGAGGATTAGCGTATTCAGTGTTTGAAAATTCTTCAGGATTTAGTATAACAGTTACAGGTACAGATAATTATACTTTTAATTTAGGAAGCACACCAACTGTATCAGGAAGATTTGGAGGAATGACGGTAACGGCTGGTCCAGTTACATTAACACCTTAATTATGGCATATACTTTAACAAATTTACAAGATGATATTAGAAACTATACAGAAGTAGATAGCTCTGTATTATCAACAGGCGTTTTAAATACTATAATTAAAAACGCTGAAAATAGAATTTATAGAGATGCAGATTCTGATGATAACAGATTTTATGCTACATCAAACTTAGCGGCTGGAAATCGATACGTAACTATTCCATCTGATTTAAGAATTATAAGATATGTGCAATTAACGGACGCATCTGGTAATCAAGTTTTTTTAGAAAAAAGAGATACTAGTTTCATGGCAGAATATTACAATACACCAGGTACTCAATCAGGTTTTCCAAAATATTATGCGAATTGGGATGCTAATTATTGGTTAGTAGCACCTACTCCAGACACCACTTATGCAATTACACTTGCTTATGTTAAACAACCAACTAGTTTAACTGATTCTTC